CTAGCTTTCGATTGCAACACTGACCCCACAGTTACTTGGTCCGAGGTATTGGATACTGAACTCGTCTATAGCCCAGTGTGCGTTCGGATAGATGTCCCCGGCTTGTGGTCTGTCAAGATACCCGGATATGCCCGGTTGAGCTTCAAGTTGCGCAGCCGATGCCGTAACCTGCTGACCCGGTGCTAATCTGATTCCAAACGACAACCCCGTCGATTGATCGTGCAAATTGCCCGAAGCCCAGACACGCTTCCAGTCAGAACCGATAGGGACCGACACAGTGTCTTCGGAATATGCGCTTCGACGAAAAAGCGTTACGGAGCTTAGTGTGGGGCTGCTCAGATATAGAGAGAAACAATAGCTGAAGTTACTTGGTATGTTCAGAGTTTGCCCGATCTCTTCCACAGCCTGGCTGTCATTGACCAGCGTGGTGGCTGCAACGTCGGATACTGGACCGCGAAAACCGCCAGTGGCCCTCAACCCGCTCGAGGCCTGCCAGGCAGGTGCCGTGAAATCGGAACTCGCCGAAAGAAGATTGCCCGTTGGATCCAAGAATGTGAAAGGCTTCAAAGGGCCGGTGCATGCAACAAAGAAGTTCTGAAGGGTAGCCGCCTCTTCCATCGTGAGTCCCGCATACTCCCAGCTCCAGACTGCTTTCCGTGCTGCGTCGTCGGGATACATCAGAACGCTTGCGCCAGGGAGTACATTGAGCACCGTTCTCGTTGCTGCGGTCTTGCGTATGGGATAGTGCGCAATCGCACCGGTTCTGAGTTGTGGGAAGAAAAGATCAGCCATTTGTTTCCATAATCCAGAGCGAGGTGGAGTGAGCATTCGGGCCCACATAATCTGCATCCATCTCGGATGACGCGAACCGGCAATTCGGGATTTGTGTGTTCGTGCCGGGATCTTTAAAGACGAATGGCGAAAACATGCCTTTCTGAGCGTTGAAAAAGAGCTCAAGAGACGCTATCTCTGCCTGGGACAAGAGCGACAATTCGATACGCCATCGTCGAAATGTATGTGAGCTGCGAAGGAATCTCTGATCCGAACCATCTAAAAACCGGATGATCCCAACGCCCTGCCCGACGCGAGTTTCCGTCGGGTATTGGCTCACCGCACCTGAGCTCAACAGAGGAAAGGAATCCATTAAAGTTCTCCGATCACGTCGTTGAGGCTGCTGGACGTGAGTATGGCGTTCTTAACCGTTTGAATGATCGCGGATTTAGAGGTTTGGCTGAGCTGAACTGGTGGAGCATCGGCGCCTGACGCATTGAGGCTCCCGGTCACGTGCACACTGTTCGTGTATATGGTTTGATCCTGGGCGTGAGGCAGCGCGAACCGAGATAATGGTTCAGGAACTGACTCGGAGCCACCGCCGAAGAGGCTCGCAATGCCGCCGGTCAGGTAATCCAAACCGGCACTTAGGAGCCCTCCACCTCCAAGCAGATCCGAGATGCCGCTGGAAGAGGTACTTCCCAACAGTCTCGTCCAAGATGTGGCGTTGCTACTTTTCCTGGAACTTCTGCTTCCCTTATCCGATGGAGAGCCGAACGACAAAGGTTTGGCGGTAGTTTGGCTTCCCCCCCCTGATCGCATCAGATCGCGCGAGCCGCCGGCGTTTAAGGTTCGACCGCTTGATGCCTGGCCGCCGCCGCTTACAAGATCAATAATTGGGCTACTTGAGCCCCTTCTGCTGGTGCTGCTGCTTTTGCGTTTCGCCATGTTGAGCCTCTGCTTTCAATTCGTCGTTTAATACAAGCAGTGCATCAGCTACTTTGGCTGGCACCGAGTCCGCGATCTCTCCGCCGTATCGCTTCCAGGCTTTGAAGTACTCCAGGTAAGAAGCACTCTGCCTTGTGATGGCAGACTTAGGGCACTCGAAACAAACAACGCTTCGCCTTGCCCACACGGGGCTTACGGACTGGGTCCGCTGTCCGCTCCACCCGCAATTGCGGAGAACCACCAGACCGCTCGCCCGGCACGTATCGCATCTCCACGCGGCTGGTGAGGAGAATTGGAAATGGAATGCGATTAGAAGTTTTTTCGTTCTGCTTCCGAAAGGTTGAGTTCGCCCTGAATTGCTTCCGCCATCTCTTCACATAAACGCTCCGGACCCTGCTCGATCGCGTCGTGTACCGACGCCGGGGAGCCGTCAATCGTGAGCCCTTCAATTTCCGAAATACCCCATTCGAGGTACACTCTCCGGGCAAGAAGATCGGCCATGGACGCTTGAGATTGCTCTAAAGAGTCTCCAGCTCGCAAGAAATCGTTCTTAAATATAAGATCTTGAATTCTTCTTGTGAGCTCGATGCGCCCCGAGAGAGAAATCTGCCTCGTTGCAAAGCGCACGCCTCTGTACATCGAGCTTTCATGCCAGACATGGCTGACATGATCGAAAGGATTAGGCGAACGCGATATAAAGTTCATCATCAGAAGTCCCCCCCGCCAAATTATTCTGGAACGTCCAACGGAGTCGCGTTTCTGAATCGTCGAACGCTGGAAGTACAGGTTCGACGCTCGGAAGATAGACTCCCATCAGTTGGCCCTTCTGCTTACCCATCTGGAGCATTATGGAGATCGTGTCAAGTTGCTTTGCTGCCGTGTATAGTGCGAGGGTTTGAGTGTCGTCTTGCGCGAACAGCGAGAAGCTCGTATTGACCTGCCTCATGCCAGGAGTGGTCGAGCGCGGCCAGCAAAACCCAAACTCCTGGTTCCTCAATTCGATACTATTGATGAGCTGAATATTCGCCTCCGTTAAAGTGAAGAAACGGTTCGCTGTGCCTCCCAACCAGGCTTGGCCTAAGTGTCCAGGTACAGCCCCACTGTTACTCGGCATCAGCTCAGGCTCCATGGGAAAGGAATTAAGACCTGCGTTGCCATCGGAGAACGTCACGGAATCGACCAGATCGGCTGCTGGGCCTGCAAATGTAAACTCGTGTTGATCTCCGGTAGCAGAAATCTTCATCACATCAACTGCAGCTCCGAGGATGATTCTGCTGAGCGCAGTACTGGGATTCCAGTAGTCATAAATACTGATGCTGGGCAGCTGCGTTGCTAGTCGATAGGTAATGGTCGTATTTAGTGGCGTTCCACTTACAAGCGCATCAGAAAACGGAGTATTGACGGTCAGCTGATAAGCGTTTCCCGTTCCTGTAACGAACCGTATCTCCCGCCCGTCTGAAACTGCCGATCCGATCGTTCTCCCGTGTGGAGACTGTGTAGTGAACGTCACGGGACCCGAAACAGCAGCAACCGTCATAGGCTCCGCAAGTTCAGGGACGGCACCCAACGCCGCTTGGAAGAAAGGTCCGTACGGGAGTTGGCCGCTTGTATCCCAAGTCGACAAGTAACTAGACAGCTCGAAACCGGTCCGACGTCTTCCATCAGGTTTCGCGGTGATCCTCGTCCGAGTTCCAGTCTTATCAAGCCGGCGCGGCTTCTCTACCGTCTGCTGAGCTCGCAACAGTGTTGCTGCGAATCGATTGGACGAGGTGACTTGTGCGGCAACTGCGTACGAAGGTTCGATCGCGGCATAAAACCGGTTCGAGTTTGACCGTATATAGCTGGGCATGTCTATTCCTGGCTCACTATCAGGTCGAACTTAAGCCTTGCAACTTGCACAAACCCTAATCCGCCGGCTTTAGGCGGCTGGAATTGAACATCGTATATTCCAGGAAAGAAAAGCCCGTCTCCCCAATCGCCCGAGTTGTTTCGAAGTACTCTTGTCACGGCCTCAACGTAGTAGTGGATCAGGCGATCGGTATCGTCAACCATGTTCGCGCTGGTCCAGATATCCGCGGTTGTGCCTACCAGGCCCGAGAGCGAGCAGAACTTCTCAATTTGCGAGTTCCTGTAACCGGAGCTGTACAAACACACTCTGGGGTAACCGAGCCTTGTATCTGTATCGCCAACATCGTTCGTCGCGGAGCTCAGGATCACGTGTGCTGAGTCGATAGTGGGAATGCTCGTGCCCGTAGAGCTAGTCAGGGTTGCGAGCTCGCGTGCTAGAGATGAGTTCGACGTAAGTAGGTCCGATAACTTCTGAACGGCCAAAAGGGTCAGAGGCAGCATCCTTATCCCCTTTGGAGCCTTTTAGAGAAAGAGATCGTAAGCTCGGGGCTTTGGCCGGTCTCCGGTCGTCGCCCAATCGCAATGCCGGAAGCTGGCATTTGCCAAGCCTGGTCTAACGCGACAGGCACATCGGTCTGCAGTGTCAGGTTTCCTTGAGCACTTGCTGCATAGACGTTCCATCCGGTGGCATTTGTAGGGATGTCAGAACGGAGTTCGGAAGGCGTGATTTGAATGCTGGCCGCCCCATTTAAAACTGTACCCGCGACGGGACTGGGTGCACTCTCCTGATTGTGGTTCCCCGTCCAGGAAACTTGCACGAACACTGCCGGCGCGGAAATCGTTCCCTGGGATACCGCGATCACTGGCAGACCCGGCTTCGCCAGTGGGCTAGTCACGACCCCTATGCCGGACGCCAAAACGAGGTTTGATGCTTGGGTTCCCTGCTGTTGGTACTCCGTCCACTTACCCTGGAACCTGGTGTTTAGCTGTACGTTATAGGCCTCAGCGTACACTCGGGCCAGAGAGTTGAAACAGATCCAGCGATACAGGGGTGAGCTAAGCACTACATTGCCTAAGCCAAGCTCTGTTGTGCCCGTCCACTGTCCTGGTGCTCCGGCCTGCAACAAGCAGAGCAGGATTTTGTCTCCAATCTCATCAACAGCAAGCCGGATCTTGGTCTCTACGTCGATGCCGTGAGTCGACGAGACTTGTACGAGCGAACTCTCGAACTTCAAGAGGTCATCGAGAGAAACGACATCAGGATCAGTGAACAGAGCCATTCTTACTTCGCCGAAGGAGAATTTGTGCTCTTCTTCCCGATTGCCTGAGCCTGGAACTCTGGATCGGCTATGATCGCCACTTGGACGCGCTTCGCGAGCTCGGCCTTCTCCGCAGCCCTCTTCGTCGCTTCCTGATATTCGTAATAAGCCGCCGTTTGCTCTGCACTGGCTAAAACGGCCCGGCCCTCGACTATCATTTTGGCCGCCACGGCGCGCGACATCTCCGCGGTGAGTCCGGCCTTACCCCCATCCGAGGTCTCCAGGCTGATCACAACCGGGTATTTATCAACAAAGCTCTCTTCGATTTCACGAAGGCGTCGAAAGTATTGCTTAACATCCATGTATCGGCTCCTGAACTCTAATCGGGAGCTACATTCGTAGCCCCCGGGAATCTATTTCGTCGTCTACTAGCTATTCACTTGAACGGCGAAGTTGTTGCGAAGCACGCCGCAGCCGTACAGCATGTCAACAGTAAACTGCTGGGACAACGTGTTCGGCTGGTAACTCATCACCACGCGAATACCAAAGTTGCCCATTTCGGCATACTCAGCCACTGCACCGGTGCCGGGCAGCGGTTGCGGCAATCGGCGCACCACTAGTCCGAGCGCATCACGCGTGAAGGCCAGATTGTGGGTGTTGATCGTCGTCGTTCCGGTCGCCGATACGAATTGTGAACGGAAAATGAAGAAGTCTTTCATCTTTCCAACGTTGCCTTCAACAAGAGCCTTCAGTCCGGCCTCGCCCGAAGAGTAGTACTCGCTGAACCGGGGAATTTGGCGGATCTGAGAATAAGTGCCCGAATCGACGACGAGGTACTTCGGTGCCGTAGCAGGAACTTTGGCAGCAAACAACGCTGTTTCTGCCCCATCAATCGTTGCTTCGGTGATCGCGCTTCCCGGTGTTCCAACCGGATTATTGGCCGTGAACTGACCGTACAGGCTCAACAGATCCCGTTCCACGCGTTCAGCCAAGGCGATGACTGCTGGCTGCATGTATGCTTTCAGCAGCTCTGGATACGCGATTGCCTTTGTGACATCCGGAATTTGGAAGGTGGCTTCAGCGTGGGTGTTAAGCACAATCTGTGCGTTGCCCAGACTTGGATTTTGCGCGGTCACGGTGCCGCCTTCAGCGATATTGTTGGCAACGAGAACCGGGGGAATTGGTACGTTGACGGTGTCGCCAGCGTGAGCGAGAACGGGTTCGTAATCCCGGTTCACCAAGTTACCCATTACCAGATTTCCGGTGAGTGCTGGTAAGGCATCGGCGGCAACCAGCTTAACAATCGCGTTTGCCAGATTGGCAGATGTGATTAATGACATAGGTCTCCTAGTTTCAAAGTGCGACGTACCTTCCCGCCGCAGGAAGTTCCCACGCCTAGGCCGAAGTCTCAGGCAAGCAGGAACGGGTTACAGAGTTAGCGGAAGTGACCGATCTTAGATGCCGCGCATGGCTTGTGAAGCCAGTCGCGATATCTCTTGTCGCACTTGGTCGAGTTCGTCTTTGCTCATTCCAGGCCGAATGGAGTTCAGATCCACCGAAGAAACGCCCGCGGCTGGCTTGGAGGTGGATTGTGCTCCGCTGCCCCCGGCAATCCGCGCCGGCAGTAGCTCCGGATTTTCTTGCACGAACTTCGCAAGATAATCCTGCATGCTGTTGTCGTTATCTCGAGTTAGTAACCGTCCGTCTTCGCTTCGGACTATGTCGTCTTTTACCGCGCGGAATGCAAGATCGACTTTGGCCACGCCCAGTTTCTGCAGCTCAGTCCGGATTTGGGAGTTCCGGTCGGCTTCTTCGGCCTGTGCGCGAGTCTTCCGATTTTCCTCAACCAACTGATTGAGACGACTTTCGAGAGATTCTCTCCGTCTCCGCTCGTCCTCGAGTTCAGCCTTGTAAGCGGGTTCTGACTTCTGATGCTCACCACGGACAAACTCTTCGAGAGCCTGCCGTACAACGTCGCGAACATCGATCGCCTTAGTTGGATGAGATTCTTGCTGCCCTTGGTCTAACATTCAGGTCCTTTCCTATATGCTGAATTGCGCGTTGATTTCTCGCGCAATTTGATCTTTCGTATCCTGCCGCGCATCGTTCAGATACTTAACTGCCAGACGTTGATACACCTGACGCTTCAGTGTTGGCGAGTCGATGCCGACCTGCAAGAGATCTCTTGCGTCCTGCAGGTCCGTTGAGAAATCGCTGATATCTACTTCGTCCAGTCCGGAAACGGCAATCAGAATCCCATCCTGTCGTGCGCTGCTGATCGCATTCAATACTTGACGGATGGATTCTTTTACGACCGAGCTGTAGGTTCGAAGAACTTCCTGCGTAATCGCGAAGTCCATCTGTTTGCTGATAGCCGATTGTGCATGCCCGCTGATCATCTCGCCCGAAGCCTGACTCAGATAGCACACGCGATACATCTCTTCCTTCAGCGTTGTGAGATTGTCAGCGGCGATCTGGTAGACCTTACCATCGGGCTCGGTCCACCCAAACCGGTCCGTTGGGCCTAGTTGTATGTAGTAACTCTCACCTACGATCTGATTCCACTCCCGATCAGAGTAGATAACGGGCATAGCGAAGAGCCCCATCGTGATGGCCCAGCTCAGAGCGTTGGACTTATTAAAGTGTTCGAGCTGTAAGTGTGCTGCCTTGTTCATCAACCACAGGCCGTCACTCACCTGCATCGTGATTAGTGGGACCCGCTGATCGCGGCTGAACGCATGCGCGCCACCATCAACCAAGACGATTCCGGTGGAATTCTCGCCTTCGACTCTACGGTAAACTCGAAATTCAGATCGGTCGTAGTACCGCCAGTAGGTCTCCTCAACTACGTCCGGAGAGTCCACTCGTGGCTGCCGCCTGATTTTCTGACGAAGAACAATCCATTCATAGTCACCACATTCGTCGACGCACCAGTTGATCAGGTCTTCAGATTGATACTGGACAACGTAAGCGCGCGATAGGCCGGTGGCATCCTCTTCCGCTCTGTTGTTGGGAACCTTCGCGATGCGTGGGAAATCGACAAGGATGTGCGTCTCACCAGCGATCAACGTGTCAATCAGGCACCGGCGGAAAAAGTCCGTCAGCCTGGTGCCGCGCCGATCGCAATTGTCTACAAACTCGGAAAGAAAGTTCTTTCCGCTTTCCAGGCCACCCTCGAACTGGATGCTTGGTTCGCGACGGAATAGAGTAGAAGCGTACCAATCAACGATCGAGCCAATGTAGTTTTGGTAGAAAACTCGCTGAAGACGCTCTCCGTAAACGTCTAGGGGCTCCTTTTGTCTTCGCAGCAGATACTCGCTTGCGCGTTGCTTGAAATCAAGGCCCCCCGTGTACAGGTCGCGGTACATGCGCAACATGTGCTGCCGCCGCTTGTGATCGGGATGCTCTCGATCGATATCAATCAT